AGGTATATGAGTACCGGGTATACACCCTGACACTATCACCGGAGCATTTAAAAGCTGGCGCAGACTTTATGTTGTATGAATCATTTAATGACTTACATTATGCCCAGCAGCTAGTCGATGAAATCAATGCTACTGACTACGAAATTGCAGTTCTAGTTTATTAATAAAAAGGAGAAAGGAAATGAATAAATCATACGAATTGTCAGACGGCTCACTATCAACAGATTATGAAGCTGGCGACACCTTTATTTTGCTAGAAGGCTCTGGCGCTGACCCCGCTGGAACTGTTATTACTTGCAAGGAGCATCAAGGCGATAGGCTTTTATACAAGCATGGGTATGTTGTTGCTTTGTGGTCATGGGTTAAGCCAACCGAAGAAACCAAGATTAAATCAGGTTTGCGGAAGCTTAAAAAATGCCTCGCTGATTATGAGGATAAAAACAATCCGCAGCCACTGGCTAGAATCGTAGATTGGCGCGGCGGTGAAAGCGTAGAAGAAACTGACGTGGTGCTGCACCTGTCAGATGAAGGTAATATTATCTTTATAACTAGCGGCAATTTCTTTGAACTTCACTTAGACGCAAACCCTGAATCAGTGGTGATTCGCTTAAATAACGATTTGATACCTAAGCAACGGGTTATGACTAAAGCCGAAGCCGAGTTAAAATTTGGCGTTCGGATAAAAGATTAGGAGAGCAACATGATCCAAGTCACCTCAAAAACCACCAAGAAGATTGTGCAAATCAGGTCTATGGGAAGCTGTTTTATGGCGATGCTATTGCAGCCGGCAATGGTTGAAGATGGCTACGACCTACTAGATAGCAAGCTATACGCTACCCAAGACGGCGCGTTACGGTGGGCTGATAAGGTTTTGAAGCAATAACCTACCCTACGGTATAGGATTTATAAAAGCTCGCTATGGCGGGCTTTTTTTATGCCTGTTTGCGAATAACCCAAACTGATGCAATAATATAAAACAACCGTCAAGGCGTGAGTGAGGCACTATCATGAACATGAAACAGCAATTAGAAATCCAGCGCTTATATTCAGCACAGAAAAACCAGCCAGAAAAACCGGTTGATGCCCCAGTTGAGGCGCCAAAGCCAAAGGCAAAGCGCGTAGCAAAGGGCGGCAAATCTAATGGCTGATAAAAAATACGCGCCGGTTGGCTCATTGGCTTATAAGGTATGGTGGCTGCAACAGCGCCGCAAAGACCGCAAAAAAGACGATGAAGCATGAAGACTTATACCATTCAGGACTTTGGACCCAATGACCTATTGACCAGTGAGCGCTTTGGCACTCGCCGGGTTCGCGTAGACTTTGGACAGACAGGGTTTTTTGAGGGGCGTGAGTTTTACACATTCCAAGAGTTTACTATTCCATCACTAGCTGAAATTGCTGTTCGTGCTACCACTCCGGTTGACGTTATTTTGTATGAGTCAGCATTATCGGTTGAGGCTGGCACAGTGCGCGTGGAGTTATACAACGGCGGCACTTCTGGTGAAGTATGGACACCGATGCCGATACTACCAAAAAACGGCATGACTTCAACACCCGCTTATACGCCGCAGGTGGCGATGGCTTACAATGGCGCACATACCGGTGGGCAATTAGTAGATTTGGTCGTGGTGGCTTCATCAGGCACACTAAACAAGCAAATCACAGCCGGCGGCGGCGTTTCAACCGAGCGCGGCTTTCCACCGGGAACGTATTACTACGTTTTAACCAACACATCAAACCAAAGCGCGAAATGTATATTCTCTGCTTGGTGGGAAGAAAGACCAAATACATAGAGGGTTAAACAATGGCGGTAACAGTCGGCACAAACGCTTATATCAGCTTGGTAGATTTTAAGGCGTGGGCATTAGAGCGCAATAAGGATATAAGCGCGTATACTGACACACAAATTAACGGAGCTATTGTTGAATCAAGCGTGGATTTTATTGACGTGCAATACACCTTTATCGGTGAAAAAGATGATCCAAACCAAGCCATGCAATTACCGACCGACCGAGTAAGCATTGCAGATATTATTAATGGCGCGGCGCTGGCTACGCTGTTGACATTACAAGGGCGGCTATTTGTGAACCCGTTAGATATCAACATGGCTGGTATTGTTGAGTCAGAATCAAGCGGCGTGGGCTCACTGAATGAATCGGTAACCTATCGCGGCGGCAGTATTTTATACTACCTTTCAGCAAGCCGAATTGACGACCTATTACAGCGGTTTACAATAGGTAATGGCTTGGGCGTTTTAAACCGTTTCTAAGGGGCAATATCATGAGCAAAGTTATCTTTCAACCAGCGAATATTAGTTCTAAACGCAAGGCTTTTTTAGAGGCTGAAGGCTACGTTGTGCGCGATATTCGTTTTGCGCCAGCCGGGTATAATGCGCCAGAAATCGTTGAGCCGTTGAGCGGTAAGGCAAAAGAGTCTAAAATAACCAAAAGTACCGTTAAAACTAAGGGTAAATAATGGACTCTACTACCAAACTTTGGAGCGAGATTGATAGCCTTAAAGAAAGCCGTATCAGGCATGACGAGCGCATGAAACGCTTAGAGGCAGGGCAGACGCAAGCTATGGAGCATTTCGCAAAGCTAGAAACCAAGTTTGATGAAGTCAGGGGCGATCTGTCCAAGGGCTTTGGCGCCGTCACCGAAAGAATTAGTGAGATTGAGCGCACAGCTACGAGCCAAGACGGTTACCGTAAAGGGCAGATAGACTCGCTAAAAAAGTTTGGATTATGGGTTAGTATCGCAGCTGTTGTTATTAGTTTGATTGCATGGGGAGTTACCCGCTAATGGCACTATCGCAAGCTAAGTTTGTCAGTATTGCAGACAAGTTATTTGCTAAGGCTAAAGCCGGCAATTTAACTAGGGTTGCAGTATTTAGCTTGCCCGGTGATTATGATCCATTAACCGACATTATCGGCGACCCATACAATGAAACGGTAGATGCTATTATTGAGAAGTACAGCAAACGGGAAATTGACGGTCAGCTAGTGCAGTCTAATGACCTTAAATTATTAGTGCGAAACAGCCAGCTGATGGCGATAGACCCAAGAACAGATGGTATGACGCTATCTATTAATGGCTCAAGCCTTACCATTATTGACGCGGACATTGACCCAGCTAATGCTGTCTGGACCATACAGGTCAGAGGCACTATTGCCCAGCCATTTAATGGCGAGGCTAGTTCTTTAACCTATCTAGCGACCTACAACGGCAACCCAAATACCGGCGCTGAAGTTATTGATGAAGCCGTTAATGAGGATATGCCATGAGCAGGTTCACCGTTGAATTAAAAAAAGCCGTTAAAACCACCTCAAAAGACATAAACGATTTGTGGAAAAACTCTGTTGCTGAAACCTTTTCGCAGGTTGTTTTGAAAACGCCGGTAGATAAAGGCGCGGCTAAAGCATCATGGCTAATGGGTTACAACAACGATGGCTCTATTGGCGACAAGCAATTAAACATTACCGCTAATGACATTCCAGACGTTGGCAATTCTTATTTATTGTTCAGCAATATTCCATACATTGAGCGGCTAGAAAACGGCTGGTCACAGCAAGCGCCTATTGGTATGGTTAGCGTAACCGTTGCTAATTGGAAAACCATTGTAGCGAGGTTTAACGCATGAGCCGTCAGGTAGATATTCAACAGGCAGCAATAGCGGCGTTAATAACAGCGGTTGACGGCGATTATCCTATTAAATTACCAAACAGACCTTTTGTGACGCCGGAAACTACTTGGTTGCGATTCACCTATTTACCGAATCAGCCGGTACAAGTAGCTTTGGGCGCGAATGGCAAGGACGTAATATCTGGCGTTTTTCAAGTGGATGTATTCGCGCCTAAAGGCTCCGGGCGTAATGGACCATTAGGAATTGTCGATTATTTATGCGGTAGCGCATTTAAATCAGGCTTGCGTTATACTGTTACCGATGGTGAAGTATTAATCCGTTCAGCAGGTTTAACCAACACGCTCGAAGAAACGGCTTGGTATCAACTTGTTATTACAATTGAATTTACTGCTTATCTAGCGAGGACTACATCATGACTATTGCATCAGGCGCTAACCACTCGTTAGCTTATGTGGCAGAAACCGTTGCAGGAACGACCCCAGCAACGCCAGCATTTAAAAAGGTACCACATACCGGTACTACCATAGGGGTATCTAAAGAAACCCAGCAGAGCGCCAATTTGGGCGGTCGTCAGCTACGCTGTTTTAAGCATGGCAACGTATCAGTTTCAGGTGATACTTCACATGAAGTCGGCTATGGCGATTTTGATGATTTGCTAGAGGCTGCATTATGCGGCACTTGGGCTACCAACGTATTAAAAGCGGGCGTTGTTCGCCGCACGTTTACGGTTGAGCGTTTGTTCTCTGATATTTCAACCTACATTCGCCATCGCGGTTGCGAAGTTAACACTATGGCTTTGTCGGTTGCGCCAAACGCTATTCCTACGTTAACCTTTGGCTGGGTGGGCTTAGACCAAGACCCATTAAACACATTGTTCACCGGTGCCACCTATACGGAAGCCAGCAACAATTGCCCGTTTGATAGCTTCACCGGCGTAGTGCAGGAAGCCGGCTCGCCGTTGGGTATTGTCACCCAGCTAGACATGAGCTTGGAAAACGGCATTGAATCGTTATATGCAATTGGATCAAACAAAGGCATTGACAAGTCCATTGGCAAATCAATTGTAACGGGCAACATTACCGTTTATTTTGAAAATACTACATTGATGAACAAGTTTTTGGCTAACACAGAATCATCAGTTGATGTAACGCTGACTGGCACTGGCGGCAGCCTTAAATTTGATATTCCGCGTTTGTCATTTACTTCAGGTGCAAACCCCGATGTAAGTGGTGATGGTAGTGTAACCTTGAGCTTAGATTTACAAGGCTTATTCGATCCAACAGACGCATCAAATATCGTTATCACCCGCGCTGCGGCGTAACGATTAGGACGGCTTAGAGTGCCACCTACTTTAAGCCGTCCGCTTATTTCATAGGTGGATTAGGTGGATTTTTATTATGAGTATTGTAGATAAACTACTCGAGCGCGCTATCGATGATAAAGCGCGACCTTTTGAATTATCACTCATTGTCCCAGACGTAGGCTCTGTTTTAGTGGCTGGCGATGTTTTGCCGGCGGATAGCCGCGAGTACAAACGGCAAGCTGTTAATGTAAAGCGTATGTGGGCAGAGGATAAGATTAAAGCCGATGATTACCCGGCAGAACTCATTAGTCGTATCACCTCAAATGTAACCGTTAATGGCGAGCCAATCACTAGCGAAAAATTGCGCCAATTAATTGACCGCTACGAATCGTTGTTAGATGCGATTGATAGGGAGTCAACCGCTAATACGGTTTTTACAGTAAAGCCACAGACCAGCTTATTGAATACGCAAAGCGGCAAGCGTGGCTCGACCAGCCGGCGTCAAAAGGTTCTAAAATAACCCGCAGACAGCATTATGAGCAGTTAAGAAAGTCAGGCGTTGATAAACAAGAGGGTATAGCCCTAGAGTTCCCAGCATCGCTTGAATATTTGTGGGGCTGGTTTTGTGAGTTAACATTTACTGATTTTAGCCCGGTGCAGATACAAGCCTTTTTTGCATTAGAGCAAATAGATGTTAAACCTTGGGAATTAGACCTACTGAAAACGCTTAACAGGGAATGGAGAAAAACATCAAATAGCGGCGGCAGCTAGGTTGTTGCCGCTTTATCGCGCAAGGTCTATACTATGGTTATAGCCGATAGGAGCGCGTAATGTCCAAAGCAACAATAGTCTTAGAAGCCCAATCGGGTCAAATACGCACAGCAACCAATGACTTGCGCCAGCTAGAGCAGCAGGGAGAGCGGGCTGAAAAGGCGGGCAGAAACTTAACCGGCGTTTATAAAACGCTCGCCAGTGTTTTTGCTACACTTGGCGCGGCTAGATTCGTACAATCAATTATATCAGCCACAGTTGAACAAGAGCGCGTAACCGCACAGCTAGAACAGACACTACGCTCAACAGGTCGTTATACTCCAGAATTATCCCAAAACATGCAGGACTATGCCGCAGAGTTGCAAAAGGTTACCACTTTTGGCGATGAAGCAATCATAGGGGCGCAATCACTTCTATTGACCTTTACCCAAATCGGCGAAGACACAATGCCCAAAGCTACTGAAGCGGTAGCGAACGTGGCGATTGCTATGGGTACTGATTTAAAGTCTGCTGCATTACAGGTGGGTAAAGCCCTTAACGATCCAGTAAGAGGGCTTAACGCCCTTTCGCGTAGCGGTATTCAATTTTCAGAGGCGCAGCGCGATTTAATTAAAGAGCTAGTTGAAACTAACCGCGTAGCAGAGGCGCAAACGGTTATTTTAGGCGAGCTAGAAACCCAGTTTGGCGGCAGCGCAAGAGCGGCTCGTAACACATTAGGCGGCGCTATTTCATCGCTAAAAAATGCCTTTGGTGATTTGTTAGAAGGCGATAAAAGCGGGCAGGGTGTCACTGGTGCGACAAAGGCAATTAATGAGCTTACAGACGCGCTTAGTAGCCCGGAAGTGGTTGAAGCGTTTGGCGTAGCGGTACAGGGCATTGTTTCAGCTGTTGGCGCTGGCGCTAAAGGCGTAAAGTTTCTAGCTGAAAACTTAGACACATTAATAACAGTTGGTCAGGCAGTCGCATTAGTATTTGGAGCGCGGGTAGTCGGTTCTGCTACTGCAAGTGCTGTTGCGTTTAGCGCCGCTCAAATACAGGCTATCAGGTTACAATTTGCGGTAAATGGGCTAGGAGCATCAAGCGGAGTAGCGGCGGCGGGGATAACCGCTATGGGCGCAGCGGCGGCTACGGCGGCGCGAGGTATGGCGCTGTTAGGTGGACCAGTAGGCGTTATCGCATTAGCTGTTGGGGCGCTAGTTTTATTTAGTGACCGGGCAGAAACGGCGTCAGAGAGATCGCAGCGTTTAGCGCGTGATGTTGATGATTTAACTAATAGCTTTAAAAAGCTAACAGAAGAACAATTGCGAAACGAATACAACGCGCAAGCCGCTCGAGCATTTGTTACTTTACCGGCTGATTTAGCCCGCGTTCGTAGCGAAATTGATAAGTACACGAAAGTTATTGACGATGCTAACCGGGCGCAAGCGCAAGGCAGCGGGCGAGAATCGCAATACGCGGTGCAAAGCAAAGAAGTAAAAGAAGCGCGTCAAAACATTGAGCGTTTAAATAATGATGCTAAAAACCTAGAAGAACAAATGCTGTTATCAGAGCGGGCGGTCGAAAAGCTAGGCGACCAGCTGGCTAACTTGAACAACACAAGTGATGCCACTCTAAAAAAACAAGATGAATTAACCCGTAAAACAAAGGAGCAGATTACTGAATACCAGCGTTTGAGCGAATCGTTGCTTAATCAAATACTGGTGATGCAAGAAACCGAAGAAGTCGCCGAGCGTTATCAAATAATGCAGCGGCTTGGTGTTGACGCTACCGAAGAAGAAATTGCCGCGATTGACACGTTGCTGGGCAGACTTAATCAGTTACGCGCACAGCGAGAGGCTGACCGTCAAGCCGAGCAAGCAGCCAGAGAAATGGAACAATTCCAGAAAGGCGAGGAGCGAATTGGCGAGGATTTTGGCAGGTTGCAAGGTCAATTAGCTATTTCAACCAGCGAAGACCCAGAGATTGTTCGGCTAGAGCAGCAATTGGCTGACCGGTTGGCGTTAATTGACGAATACCGTATGACGGCACAGGCTAACCAATTAGCGGCTGACGAGGCGGAAATAGCAGCCTTTGAAGAAGTGGAGCGGCAAAAGACCGAAATAACCAAGCGCGAAGAAGAAGCCAGAAAGGCGCTTCAATTGCAGCAGATTGATGCTACGGCTTCATTCTTTGGCGATATTGCCCAGCTTGCAAAAAATGGCGGCGAAGAAGGCTTTAAAATCTATAAAGCAGCAGCTATTGCACAGGCGGTTATCGGTACTTATTCATCGGCTGTTAAGGCGTATGACTCATTGGCAAGTATACCAGTAGTCGGACCGGCGCTTGGTGCAGCGGCGGCGGCGGCGGCGGTAGCCTTTGGTTTCCAGCAAGTGGCGGCTATTAAAGCCCAGCAACCACCCGGACGTGCTTTAGGCGGTAGTGTTAGTGCCGGCTCAACTTACATGGTGGGTGAGCGTGGTCCAGAGTTAATGACGCCGAGCACATCGGGCAGCGTGACACCGTTTAATCAGTTGATGGACGAAGCCCGGAAGGGTTTTAAGGGAAGCGATCAACCGCAAGCACCAATTATCAATATCTATGGTGCTGATAAACCACAGACCCAGCAACGATGGTCAGATGCGGAGCGCCGGTGGGTTATTGACGTCACAGTGGCAGAAATGCGACCGGGCGGGCGTTTGCATCAGGCGGCGACTCAAAACCTTAATACGACTACGAGAACGCGGTAATGGCTACTTATCCAGCGGTACTACCGTTGCCTTCATTCAGTTACAGCCGAAACCAGCTAACCGGTGTTCGCCAGTCTGATTTGTCGGGCAAGGCGCGGCAGCAGAGAATCATTTATGACAATCAGTTTGTATATGATTTGACGTTTGAGTTTAGTAGCGGTCAGGCGCGGCTATTCCGTCAGTGGTTAGTTGAAGAATTGCTGCATGGCAGAAAGTCATTTACGATAGACCTACAAGACGAGGGCGGTATATCTAATAAGCTAGTCAGGTTTACCGCTAATGGCAGACCTAAAGCATCGCCGCAACAGAATGTTTTATGGGTTTATACGGCACAGGTGGTTAGTAGATTATGAGCGCTTATCCGTCAACATTACCACCACCGTTGCAATCCGGGTATTCGATAGAGTACCAAAACGGCGATATGGAGCTTAATCCGCAAGCTGGCACATCGTTTATAATTCGTCAGTCTGATAGCAACCCGGCAATCTTTTCTGTTAACTGGAATCTATCCCAAGCACAGGCGGACGTATTTTTTGCTTGGTTTAATAACGACCTAAACGCCGGCGAAAATAGTTTCACTATTGACCTGTTATTAGAGTCAGGAATGAGTCAGCAAACAGCTGTTTTTGTCGCTGATAGCATGACCGGTTTTTCACTGGCTGAATATGATCGCTATATTGTAACGGCACAGCTTTTCGTTGGCGCAATATCCGATCCAGATGCCGGCGAGTATGAAACATTACTTGGGCTGGCTGAATTAGACGAAAACGGCGATCCAAACGATAGCTTAAATTTAATTGATATAATCATTAATGAGGTGCTACCTTGACCGCGTATGAAGATTTTTTCCGCAAACTAGACGGCAGCAAAACGCTGCATACTACGGTTGAGTTTTATAACAGCGGGTTCGGTGTCAAGCGTTATGTTACCGGTGAGCAAGTGGATAAATCATTTACATTAGAAACTGACGCACCGAGAAATGCGAATACGTCAGTAGTATTTACGGCGGCAGCCTTTAACGCTCCTACGCCAGACACCGGCGAGCAGGGCGATATCAGCCTAGATATTCAGATTGCCGGTGCTGGGCTACAGATAGAAGAAATGATGCGGGCTAGGGTGCAAACAGAGCCTGTTCAGGTTATATGGCGGCAGCACCTCACTGGCGAAACTTACCCAATTATTGTGCTACCATTTGAGATTAATAACGTAGAGCTGAATGATTTAATAGCTACGATTCAAGCGGCGAGTATTAACACTTCAGGCTTGGATATTTCAGAGCGTTACACTACTGACCGCTTTCCCGGCTTAAAGGCGCGATTATGATCCCAGCAGATTATATTAACGATGTAGTTGGTAAAAAATGGGTAGCCGGCTCCAGTGACCCATCAATTGGGCTAGATTGCTGGGGCTTAATCGTTGACAGCTACAAACGAATAGACGGTATTGATTTACCTAAACTGAATAGTTATGCAGATTTAGATATTGCTGAAGGATATTTAGAGGGCTTGCAAAAAGGCGCTTGGCACAATTGCGGCGAGAAAGAGGGCGCGGTAATAGCTTGTTTTGACAAGCTGGGCAGATTAGACCATGTAGCAAGATTATTTCTCGGCAAAGCACTTCATGCTCGCGGCAAAAAGAATGACGCCGGCGAGGTATGCCTTTGGTCATTAGACCATTTGCGCCGATTGTATAAAGTGGAGTTTTACGAATGGCGCTAATACGGCTATGCAAAAACCCGCTGTCGGGTAAATACAAGATTGAAACCTTTAACGGTTCATTAATGGCTTTCATTGCCCGGAATAAGTGGTGCAAAGAGGGCGTTATTGTAACCGTAAATGGGGTTATTGTTGCCGATAGCGGCAGCATGTCGCCAGAAGAAATGGTCAAAGCCCTAGATTTCATGGTTGAAACCTACGACAGCGTAACCATTACAGCTAGACCGTTTGGTACCGGTTTGGAATGGTATTGGATAGCGGCAATTGTAGTCGGCGCGGGCGTAGTTGCCGCAGCATTAATGCCAAGACCTAAGCCACCGGGCGATGCCGGCGTCAATGATTCCTCAGCGAACAACCAATTAAACGCAGCCAGAAACAGCTTCAGACCAGAGCAAGCTATTCCAGACATTGCCGGGCAGGTTATAAGCACTCCTGATTTCATAGTTCCTAGTTATTATGAGTACGTCAACAACAAGCGCAGATTTTTTGAGCGTTTTTGTGTTGGTGTTGGTTACCATACGATAGACGAAATTAAAGACGGCACAACGCTAATTGATGATTTGGCGGCTTCCAGTTATACGGTTTACCAGCCGAGCGACACAGTGCCAAATACTATTGATGTTCGCCCGGCAGAGGGTACGGTTGATTTACCATTGCCAGCTCCGAACAGCTCGTCTCAATCATCACAGATCAGCGGCGGTTCATTCTTATCATCTAACCAATTAGATTTAGGCGCTGATGCCGTTGATATTATTGATTTTTTAGAGCTTACAATTGGCGATGTTTGTACGCTTGATGTTTGGTATACCTTTGAAGGTTCATCATCACAAGAGCAAGGTACAGGATTACAGATTACTAATATCAGTGGTTCGGTTTTAACATTTACCGGCGCGTCATTCCCTACTGACGATGGCGGAACAGTTTTTGGCTCAATTATTAAAACCAGCGGCACGACCAGCAATCCATGGTTTACGCTAGAAGGCAATTCCATTGAGCAGATATGGTATCAAGTATCAATGCCGCAAGGTATACGCAAAGGCGATGGCACGATTATTACAGTCGCTTATGCTTTGCAGTATGAGTTATTGGTTGACGGGGTACCAAGCGGTTCACCGGTTATAGTTAACCGCAGTTTTTCCGGTGACACATTAGAGTTTCAGGGGCGCACAGATAAAGTAACGGTTACACCCGGCGCGTACAGAGCGCGAGTGGTCAGAACTACCGGCGTGATTGCTGATAACGCAGTTGATTTATTGCGTTGTGAATACATTGCATCGGTCGTTACTTCAAGCGCGGCTAACTACGGCAATGTAACTATTATTGACACCGTACGGTCAACAGCTCCGCAGCAGGGGCGGCAAGCCAGCGAGCGTATTAATTGTAAAGCACAGCGCCGTTTAGAGCTATTTAACGCAAGCACAGGTACGTTTGCTACTGGCGTATTTACGGCTACCCGCAGCGCGGCTCAATATGCTATGTATTTGCTAACTAAACGCGGCAAGGTTAACCTAAGTCTTATTAACTATACCGAGCTATTTGATGCAGAGCCAGAGGGCGTATTGTCGCAATTTGATTATAGCAACGATACGTTTAATGTTGGCTTGCGCGAGCGTATTTCAGTTTGCCTAAACGCGGCTAGAATGTATCAATACATGCAAGGTTCGGTTTGGCGGTTTGGGCGCGATGAAGAAAAGCCGGTGCGGTCTTTTGTAGTCAATATGCGAACGCTTGTTCCGCAGTCTTACAAGATGAATGAGCGGATCACAGTTACCAATGATTTTGACAGCGTGGAAATAAAATACGTTGACGCAGCGACTAATTCACCGGCTTACATTCGCAAAAGAATAGCATCAAACGGCGATATTGAAGATGGTGCTGGGCTACGAGTTGATAAAATAGAATTAGCCGGGTGCAGAAACGCTTTTCAGGCACAGAATCGCGCTGAATTAGAAATACGCAAACTAAAGACCTTGCGCCGGTCGGTGCGAGCTGATGTATTGCCGGATATTATGGCGGTTAGCATCGGTGAGCGCGGTGGGGTAATTAACCCGGCAAGCGCCATTTACACTTCAGGTGAGGTGCTAGATATTGACGGCACAACACTTACAATCAGTGAGCCTGTTGGTGCATCCGGATTTATTTACATTGTAGAGAATGACGGCAGCGTTTCAGATAGCGTGGCTTATACGCGGGTATCTGATTTTGTGATCACAGTTTCGGGCGTTACCCCGTATGTTGCCGATAATTTTGAGGTACAGGTTGGCTCAAAGTTTGTGGCGTCAACCATTAATGATTTTGCTTATGGCGATTATATTTTAGTCAAACGCGGCAAGCCGGATAGCGGCTGGAGATTGCCTTGTGAGTTTGTTCAGTATGATCCAAGCGTATACGCTTACGACTCAACGCCAGAGCCAGTAGAGCCTGTTCCATTGGCTATGACACTGGGTGCGGCAAGCACTACCATTGATACCGAAACATGCGATAACGTAAATGTAAGCTGCACAGCATCAGCCACCGGCGGAACGGAAACTTATAGCTATACATGGACCAAAATAAGCGGTAGCGGCTCTATAACTGCTGGCGCGGCTACGGCTACGGCTACCGTAACATTTACGAGCGTATGCTCATCTACTACGCAAATTGGAACATATCGTTGCACTGTCAGTGATGGTGTAGATACCGTTACCGTTGATAAGACCTTTAGCGCCAGCAATATTGGAGTTGACCCAGCGCCACCGTTATCAGCTTCACCGGTTGGCGGCAGTAATACGGTTAATAATACATCGTGCGTTAACGTAGTCGTTATTGGTTCAGTGGTCGCTTCAGGTGGTTCAGGACTTTATACCTACTCATGGAGCAAGCTATCGGGCAATGGCTCTATCACAAGTGGAACAACCGGCGATCAAATATCCGTACTATTTACCAGCGTATGCCCGGAAGAATTAGATAGTGGTTCTTATCGTTGCGCGGTTAGTGATGGAACAGACACAATTAACGTTGATATGACATTCACAGCAGAGAATATAGCGCCGCTTAGTTAAGAACGCTATACTGTTATTATTTGAACGATTGAGGACACAGACATGGCAGGTACAGGCGCAGCAGTGCCGAGTGATGCGATTGCAGATTTTAAAGCTAACGCTGATACGCTCGATCAACTAGTCAACAGCGATGCGCTCACTACGGTAGCTCGCGAAACGCCAGCAGACCCAGCGGGCAAGACATTAACGACCATTGAGGGCTTGCGACAAGCTATCCTTTCAGGCGTTGCCGGCGGTATTTATACGAATACCAGCGAGGGATTAGCAGCTACCACCGTTGGCGGGTATTTTAACGTGCTAGGCACAGGTGGAACTTTTGCCACCTTATATCGGCATGATGCTGGACCGGTAGCCACCGAGATTCAATCATATCCGACTAAAGCAGAATTAGACGCGCAAGTATCGGCGGCGGCGGCTAGTGCAGCGGCGGCGTTATCCAGCCAGAACGCGGCGGCAGTTAGTGCAGCGGCAGCTTTGGTGAGCGAGGGCGCGGTTAATACGCAATACCTTGATTTTGTATCAAAGTTCTTGGGTACTTACTCAACCGCTCCGACCACTGACCCAGAAGGCAATCCGCTACTTGAGGGCGCTTGGTATTATAATTCAGTTAGTAATTTACCGTTAATTTACGATGGTTCGGCGTTTAATTCATTCTATGACGCCACAGCTAACGTGGCGGCTGTCGCTGATACGGTAGCCAAGCGCGGTGCAGGTGCGACCCTCAAAGCCGCAAGCGGTGTTGCTGATGATGACCTTGTGACAATCAAGCAACTAAAATCCACAGCTAATAACGCAGCCGATGCAACTCGTAAAGCCGAATCCATCGCC